ATAACATTACAGATAGCGAGTCCGTAAGTTTCTTTGTGGATGGTAGGGCTGCGCACTTTGCAGAACTGATTGGTATAGATTCTGACTTCCTACAAGAAGTTTTTATGAAGCACCACCCTAAATCTTACGAAGCGGTTAACTATGTCCGTTAAATATAATTGGTCGTATTCTTCACTGAGTTTGTTCCAACAGTGCCCACACAAGTACTTTCGTTTAAGGGTCAAGAAGGATATAAAAGACCCACCGACAGAGCATCTTAACTATGGGCTAGAAGTACACAAGGCTGCCGAAGATTATATTGGACAGCAAATTCCGATCCCTGAAAAATATGGCTTCATCAAAGAGCACCTAGACTCACTCGTAGCAATCCCAGGCGAGAAGTTGTGCGAATATAAGTTAGGGTTAAATGCTAACTTAGAACCATGTGGGTTCTTTGATAAAGACGTATGGTGGCGTGGTGTTGCAGACTTAATTATTATCCAAGACGATAAAGCCTACGTAATTGACTACAAGACAGGGAAAAGCGCCAAGTATGCGGATACTAAACAGCTTGAGATTCTTTCCTTAGCCTTGTTTAAACACTTCCCAAAAGTCAAAAAAGTCAAGGCGGGATTGTTATTCTTAGTAGCAAATGATTTTGTCAAGGCAGGATACGAGGTTTCCCAAGAAGGTACTTACTGGACAAAATGGCTTGAAGATACCAAACGCCTTGAAATGGCTATTGAGAAAGATGTATGGAACAAAAAGCCTAATTTCTCCTGCCGAGGGTGGTGTTCTGTGGTAGACTGCGAGCATAACGGAAAGAACCATTAGGATAAACCTATGCCATATACTAAGTCCCCTAGACCCTATAAAAAAGAGTATGTCCTCCAAAAAGAAAGAGGAGAGCATGAGAACCGCATGGAGCGTCAACGTGCTAGACGTGCTTTAGATAAGAAGTTACCCGACGGTAATGGTAACGGTAAAGCAGATGCTCGTGAAGGCAAAGATGTAGCCCATTGCAAAGCTCTTGACAATGGTGGTTCAAATAAGAACGGTACATATATTACTACTGCTTCTAAGAACCGTTCATTCAAGCGGGACTCTAAGGGTAATCTAGTATCTGAAACAAGTGTAAAAGAACGTAAAAAAGTTGACAAAAAGAAGTAATCAACTAAAATAAAATTATGGTTGTATTGTTAGGTAGAAGGTACGAGTATGCCTAGCAGGGTTTCTTGTTTTTCCCCAACGTAACCGTATCAGTTAGTGCTTGTGTTGTGTATGCCCCTTTCACATACCTCCTTGGCGAGTGAACTAACCGACTGACCTCCGTAAGGGGTCACAAAATTTAAATTCAAAACATACGTTTTGAAGGGTTAGCCGTCTGAAGAGGAAAAGATGCAGATAATAGATAACAAAGCACTACTACTAAAAGTGCGAGAACCGGGACGTATTACCACGGTTATACCCAAAAGCAAAGTGCTTGACTCGGGTGAAGTGCTAGTCAAGTGGGGGTTAGAAGAAGCTCAAGTACTTAAGAACCTAAGAATAAAGAACGTACCTAGTCCCATTTTGGGAGCTTATAACTGGACTGGACTACACAAACCGTTTGCCCACCAAAAGACTACTTCATCTTTCCTTACGCTACACAAGCGTGCTTTCTGTTTTAACGAGCAGGGTACAGGTAAGACAGCATCAGTTATATGGGCGTGTGATTACCTAATGAGTATTGGCGCTATTAAACGAGTCCTAGTTCTTTGCCCACTATCTATCATGCAGTCGGCTTGGCAGAATGATTTGTTTACCTTTGCCATGCACCGTACATCTACCGTAGCCCATAGCTACTCAAGAGAGAAAAGAATCCAAGCAGTACAGAGCGACGCTGAGTTTGTTATCTGTAACTTCGATGGGCTAAAGATTATTAGAGATGCGGTAAATGCTGAGAACTTTGACCTAATCGTTATTGACGAAGCCAACGCATACAAGACAGTATCCACCGAGCGATGGAAAACACTCAACTCAATCATTAAACCAAATACATGGGTATGGATGTTAACAGGAACACCTGCATCTCAATCTCCTACTGATGCGTACGGTTTGGCTAGGATTGTTAATCCTACTGGAGTACCTAGGTTCTATGGTTCGTTTAGAGATATGGTTATGTACAAGCTCACGCAGTTTAAGTGGGTTCCAAAACCAACCTCAGAGAAGACTATCCACGACGTGCTACAACCTGCAATACGGTTCACAAAGGAAGAGTGTTTAGACTTACCTGACATGACCTATGTAACTAGGGATGTACCACTAACGGCCCAACAAGAGAAGTACTACGAGAAGATTCGCAAGGACATGGTGACTCACGCCGCGGGAGAAGAAATTACAACCGTTAACGCGGCGGCTAATCTTAATAAGCTATTACAACTGTCATGCGGTGCAGTCTATTCGGATACTGGAGAAGTAATTAAGTTTGATGCTAGCAATCGCATTGAAGCTCTCAAAGAAGTTATAGCTGAGGCTTCACATAAAGTTTTGGTATTTGCACCATACCGTCATGCTATTCAGATTATTGCTGAAGAACTTAAAGCTAGTGGGATAACCGCAGAGATTATTAACGGTGCAGTATCGGCACAGAATCGTACGGATATATTTAAACGCTTTCAGGAAAACCCTGACCCGCAAGTACTTGTTATTCAACCACAATCGGCTGCGCATGGTGTAACTTTAACGGCTGCGAATGTCATCGTATGGTTCGCACCTATTACGTCAGTGGAGACTTACTTACAGGCTAACGCTCGAGTGCACCGTGCAGGTCAAAGAAACCCATGTACTGTCGTACATCTACAAGGCTCACCTGCTGAGAAGCGTATGTACAAAATGCTAGATTCCAAAGTTGACATCCACACCAAGGTGATTGACTTGTACAAAAATATAGTTGAAGAAGGTACTTGACATTGTTAAGGTTTGGTACTAAATTATAGATACAACAAAGAAAGAGAGAAGAGTATGGGTGATATAACCGCAGACAAATTAGTTAAAGCGTATATCAAAATACGTGATAAGCGTGCCGAGTTATCTAGAGAAGATAGCCGTCTTGAAGAACAACAAAACATGATTCAACAAGAGCTATTGAACATCTGTAAAGAAACAGGTAGTAACGGACTAAAAACCGAATATGGTACGGTATCTCGTCGCCTCAGTAAGAACTACTGGACTAGCGATTGGGAATCGTTCTACAACTTCATCAAAGAACATGATGCGTTTCATTTCTTACACCAAAGAATATCTAATGCAAACGTCGACAAGTTCTTAGAAGAAAACCCTGATTTGCATCCACCGGGTCTAAATGCGGATGCTTCGTATGTAGTAACAGTAAGACGTTCATCGAAATAGGAGAAGAGAAGATGGAACAAAATCAAATGGAAATTCAACTACGAGTTATGGCACTAGAAATAGCGTCTAAAACACCTGGCATTAAGAACAGCGAAGTAATTGTTCTAGCCAAAGAAATCTTAGCTTTTATTAAAGGAGAATAATATGAGTAATGAATTAACTATGCTAGGCATGGAACTACCGGCTCACTTACGTCAGTATGAGCTAGATGACACAACTAAAGCCCTTATGGGTTCAAGCGGTGGCGGTGCTAAACGTATCTCTATCGAGGGTAGCGTATGGCGCTTGTTAGTAAATGGTAAAGAGATTGCCCAAAAAGAAGAGCGTAACCTCAATGTAGTTATTGTCGCTGCGTCTGCCCATGTGGGTCGTACATTCTACGAAGGCGTATACAAGAAGGGTGTTACATCTGCACCTGATTGTTGGTCTGCTGACGGCTCTAAACCCGATGCAACTGCTAAGTCACCACAGTCTAGCTCTTGCGCAACTTGCCCACAAAACATTAAGGGTTCAGGTACAGGTGAAGGTCGTGCTTGCCGTTTCTCACAGCGTATTGCTGTTGTGTTAGACAACGATATTGGTGGGGATGTGTTCCAACTTGTGTTACCATCTACTTCCATTTTTGGTGAGGGTGAAGCAGGTAAATGGCCTCTACAAACTTACGCTAAGATGATTGGTGCTAAGGGTGTACCTATCTCTGCTGTTGTAACTGAGATGCGTTTTGATACTGCAAGCTCTACACCTAAAGTAATCTTCAAGCCAGTACGTTTCTTAGAAGCTAATGAAATTACAAAGGCTATTGAGCAAGGTAAGAGTAAATCGGCTATCAATGCTATTACTATGACTGTTGCCCAAACGGATGGCGTTAAGACAGATGCGCCTAAGCTAGAAGCTCCAAAGGCTGAAGCACCTAAAGCAGAAGCAGAAGCACCGGCAGAAGTAGAGCCAGTTAAGGTAACGGCAAAGAAAGAAGCGCCTGCTCCTAAAAAGGACTTGACAGAAATCTTGTCTGCTTGGGACGACGAATAAGGAGTAGTCATGGCGAAAGGCTATTCGAACGGCTTCGTCAACGATGTTCTTGCTTCTGACAATACTAAGCTTGGTGTACAACTGGGCTTAGCTTGTATCAAAAGGGAAATACCGGTAACTGATGTAGCAGAGTTTTTCAAGGTTTCAAGAGTTACTGTGTATTCTTGGTTTATAGGCAAGACAAATGTCCCTGAGAAACATCATGGGAAGATGCAAAAGCTAGTTGACAAATTAAGTTAAGTAGTACTGGGGGGCTAGGTTAGCTACCGAAAAGGATGTACCGCCGTCACATCCCTGCCCACTCTTTTTTATGACGGTGCAAAGGCGGCTATGTTTAATAAAGATTCGTTCCTATCAGCAGTATTGCCACAAAGCGGTTCGTATTGCGTGGTGGGACTAAAAAAAGATGAAAAGCCAAAACAAAAGTTTGTTGGGTCTATTGAAGAGATTGGTGTATTAGCAGATAGTTTAGTTAGTAATGGATATGATGCGTACTATGCGTTAGCCTCGTTTGCAGACCCGAAAGAAGGGCGCACTGCGGTTAATGCCTCACAACTAAAGTCATTCTTTATTGATATTGATTGCGGTATTGGTAAGCCTTATGCAGACCAAGCCGAGGGTGTAACTGCGCTCAAGAAGTTCCTAAAGGATACTGGACTACCTAAACCTACCGTGGTTAACTCCGGGCGGGGTGTGCACGCATACTGGATATTAGACGAGGCTATTCCTAGTTCTGAATGGAAGCCATTGGCTGAGAAGTTTAAAGCGTTATGTGATAAGCACAAGTTAGATGCTGACCCTGCCGTTACTGCGGACTTAGCTCGCATACTGCGTATCCCTGACACCCTAAACTTTAAGAACCCTGAAGACCCGCAGAATGTATCTATCCTAACTACGGGTGGTTTACTTAACGTTGAGGTTATTAAAGAAGTCCTTAATACCGTTGAGGTTGACGTATTTGCAGGTATGGTCGGTAAGCCGTTTATCCCTCGTGAGATGGATGCTTTGACTATGCAGTTGATGGGTAATAGCCAATCTAGATTTAAGACAATAATGATTAAGTCTATTGAAGGTACAGGCTGTTCACAACTATTGCACATCTATGAAAACCGGGCGTATTGAGGAAGCTAAAGAGCTATATGAAGATAAGAAAGAATTATTTTCAGTTAAAACTCAAGTCAATAACATTGAGCGCCAACTAACTAAACTACGGGCTCAAGAAAAA